TGCCAAGGAAAGCCTTCAATCACGGCTCATTCCGGTCGAGGGCGAAGTCCAATATCGACGATTAGCTTCGAACCATCGCCGGCACCGCGGTACTCGAATTTGGCCCAGCAGAGACATTGGTCGCCAGTGGCGCCATGTCGCCGGCCTATGCCCGTCTCTGCCGAATGCGCTGCCTGGCATGGCCCGCACACTCGCGCGAAAAGCCGGCTTCTACCCATGGGAGGCTGAAATTCCGGGAGACGCGGACTCTCCGCTGGAGCAAGAGGGATTCGAACCACCGGTCCCGCATACGACCATGTATTTGCGACAGCCTCCTTCACCTCTCCTGATGTGCGGTGGTTCAGCCCACACCATGACCAAGGCTGAGGATAAAAGGGGAAGTTATCGACCTCAAAGGACTGGTCACACTAGGTGAGGATTTCGTGTGGCGAAGTCGAAGCGCTGTCCAGGCGGTGCTCGATCCGGAGATGACCGAAGCGATCAGCGCCGCTGCCAAGGGCGAGCGCAGCGAGACCCGGCTGTCGCGCCGCAGCGGCTACTACAGCCGTTCGCTGATCATCCGGATTAGCATGTTGCGGTTGCCGGTGCCGCAGGATCCGACGAATGCGTGAGGCCGGATCTTTTGGACCTGCGCGCAACAGCCAAGCCTCACTTTTCCGCTTCGAGATCCGGCGGAGAAGCCTCCCCTTGGCCGCGGGAAAGCAAATGGTCGTATCATCGCGATGCTTTGTTCACTGCAGTTTGTATTTAGAGGAACATTCTCGTACGTGTTGTGATCTTACCCAAGTATCGCTCACCGCTGAGGCCAGTGCTTAAACCAGAGGTGGCCCTCCAAGAATCTATCGACCATCGTATTTTTTGCGTTTAGCAAGGTAGATGTCGAGCAGGCTCGGCGTTTTCTCCGCTTCAGGCGTCGTCGGCGCGTGTCCGGCGATTTGCTCAAGCGTCTCGCCGGCGGCCCGGCGGCGCATGACCTCGTATATGCCCGAGCCTTTCATTTGGGGATTAAGCATCTCCAGGGCTCCGCTGCAGGCGTCGGCCTCGTCGTCATGGGCGAGGTCGGGGAAGCCCTCTAGAACGCGGAACAGGTCCTCGTTCCAGGCGCTGCGCAGGATCGCTACATTGCCCGCCCGGCACTGCGAGCTGAATGGCCCAAAGCGGGTGAGCTTGTCGCCACTCTCGAGGACCGGCGTTACCGTGTAGCCACTGAGCGCGCGCACCAGGTGAAGTGCTTGGCTCTTACCGGCCTGTCCCGGATCCTGGCCAAAACCGATCCGCACCCGCTTGCCATCCCGGGCCGCGGTTTCGAGCAGCAGTCTTTCTACATCCCCCGGGTTCGCCCGCGCGCGCACCACATCGAGCAGCCAGTATCCACGCTTGTCACCGCGGCCGAGCTTGACGCCGACAATCCAATCCGGGTCATTGAGCTCAGTCTTCTCGGTGGCTGCCAGATCCCAGTAGCGCACGACCTCGAGATCGAAGACGGCACACCACTCGCGCTTGAAATACAGCCCGGCCGCCGGCCGAATTTTCCAGTTACCGCCGAGCAGCCGCTCGCGCTCGAGCACTGGCGGCGACAGTAACCAGGTGAGGTATTCCGGGTTGACCTGCAACAGCGCCGGATTGTCGGACACCTTGGCCGGGATAAAGGTGACGCTGATCGGACGCAGCGGGTCGGCGTCGGGCGGCAGATCCTGCGGCCCTGCCACATGTTGCATCAACTCTTCCGGCCGATCGGCCCACACGGTTTTTTCCGCGACGCGGATGAAATAACGCAAAACGCCCGCGCGCTCGGGGATCGGAAGCCCGGTCTCCTGGTCGATCCACCAAGCCAGGAAGTCGGCGACCCAGCTGTCGGCGTCGGGGTTGCACGTCGCCCGGATGTACGGCCGGCTACCGCGGGTCGAGCGGTTGCGGCTCAGTAAATAATAGAACTGATGTGCGGTGAAATGGGTCAGCTCGTCAAAGCCGATCAGCGCGATCTGCGCGCCGTGCCAGCGATAGACCGTGGCGTCCAACTGCAAGTGGGAAAATTTGATTTTACCGGCTCCCGGCCAGCGCCATTCGTGGCTCCGCTGGTTCGGGATACCGCCAAACCGCGGATAGAAGTTCAGGCTCTCGTCCCACAATCCGCCCGGATTGGTGATTTCTGGCGTCGTGCGGCGGAAGAACACCGCGGTAAATCCTGGCATCCGGCTGACATAGCGCAGCGGCTCGAGGATCAGCCCGACGGTCTTCCCACCACCCGCGGCACCGCCATAAATGCTGATATCGGCGGGGGTTCGCAGGAACTCGGTCTGAGGTCCAGGCTGCGGCGATATCGCGGCTTTGGGAGCTGAGGCCATTTCACCGGCTTTTCGCAGAAGTCGCCTGTGTGCCGTCGCCGGCAACCGTATGACACCGGTGATCGAGCCAAATGCAGATGGCATGCTCGTTCGAGGCCGGTCTGCCCTGCCGGCCGAACGACCGTGGCCTTACCCGTGAGCCCAGGTGATGGATCATCGGCGCCGCCGTTTTCCGGCGAAGTACTTGTCTTGAGCATCGCGCAATGCCTTGGTCAGTTCCGGATCTCGGCCGTTATCGGGCAACAGGAGGATCTCCCCGTGCGACTGGGTCTCAGCGGCTGAAGTCAACTCGTCCGCGGCTGCCCGCTCTCGCCATCGCGCCCGGGTTTTCAGCCAGAAAATAGTCGCCGCGACATTGCCAGCCTTCGCCTGATTGAACAAATAACCGGCGATCGTCGCATTGGCTTCGGCGCTCCCGCGATCGAGCTCACCGCGCAGACGCTTGCGCAGGGTTTTTGGTGCGCAGCCCACGATTTGGGCGATGTCGTCCTGGCGAACCCCGAGCCCCGCCACGTAGCGGACCCGCTCGCGCACCGCATCATTCACGGCAAAACCTTGTCTCGCCATGGCCGCTCCTATGGATCCTGGGTCCGACCGGCGGCGCGTTCATCGAACGACTGACCCGACGGCTGATGCGATGCGTTGCGCCCAGTGAAGACCTGCCAGCGTTTCACGATCACATCGACATAACTGGGGTTGAGCTCGAGACCGCAGCACACGCGGCCGCTCATTTCGGCGGCGATCAGGCTCGTGCCCGAGCCGAGAAACGGGTCATAAATTACCTGGCCGGGCCGGCTGTTGTTGACGATTGGGCGGCGCATGCATTCGACCGGCTTCTGGGTGCCGTGCCCCCAGCTCTGCTCGTGCTGTCGGTTGCCAAACGGGTTGTTGTTGGCGATCTCCCACACCGTCGTCTGTGTGCGGTCGCCTTGCCAATGGCTGGTCTTGCTTTCACGCACCGCATACCAGCAGGTTTCGTGCTTCCAATGATAGTCGCCGCGGCTCAAAGCAAAATGCTGCTTGACCCAGATGATCTGGGCGCGAAGCTGCAACCCGCAGGCGGCCAGATCGGCGGCGACGACATCGCCGTGCAGAGCTCCGGACCAGACGTAGGCGACATCACCGGGGAACAGCGCATACGCCTCATGCCAGCTGGCGCGATCGTCGTTGAGAACCTTACCCACAGCGAGCTTCCTGGTTTTGAGTTTGCCCCGCGCTCGCCAGGAGGGGTCGTAGCCGACACCGTAGGGTGGATCGGCAATCATCAGATGAGGCTCGGATCCGGCCAGCACTCGGGAGACATCCGCCGTGCTGGTGCTATCGCCGCAGCCAACGCGGTGGTCCCCTAACACCCATAGGTCGCCGAGCCGGGTTACCGGTTGCTCGGGGACTTCCGGGACGCTGTCGGGATCGGCTAAGCCGCTCGATCCCAGGCCGGCCAGGATGCTCTCAAGCGGATCCGGGTCGAAGCCGATCAGGTCGAGATCGAAACCAGCGGTCTCGAGCTCCTGGAGCTCGTTGCGCAGCAACTCGGGATCCCAAGTCGCCCGCGCCGCCAACTGATTGTCAGCCAGACGATAGGCGCGCTTTGCCTCCTCGGTCCAGCCACGCGCGACGATGACCGGGATGGAATCGAGCCCCAGCCTTTTCCCTGCACAGACACGCAAATCGCCGGCGATCCGTCGACCCTCCTCGTCGACCAGAACAGGCATCGTCCACCCCCACTGGCGGATGGAGGCCGCAACCTTGTCGATATCGTCATCGCTATGAACACGGGGTTTTTCGCGTAGGGTATCAACCGCTCGATCGGCCAGCGCTCGACCCGGTCGGCCGGCCAAGGACGGGAGGGCCTCGCAATTGCGGGCTCCGATTGTGTTGACAATCCTTCGTCATCAGTCTCACCGCGTGATGCCATTCGGCAGAGCTCCCACGTTGCACCCGTCGCTGGCGACGGCACCCCCTCGGCACAGCTACACCGGCTATTCGGAACCGAGGACAGATGGTGCGATTCATACTTCACATGATCACAATTGTCAATATCATAAAAATGCGGAGATGCCACTATTGATCGGCGCGGCAGCGGTACCCGTCATCTCGGTCGTGCCTCGCAGCCTGAGACAAGGGGGCGCACCGCCAAATCAGGGTGACGGAGGAAGTGGGGTTAATGAACCCACCTTCGATTGTCGTGGATATCGCTGCTGGACCGCGGTAAATTGCGTGCCCGCGACAGACCGATAAGCCTCTGAATATCAACTGTAATTGATCGAACCCAGAGGGCCGTCCCCTTTTTTTATAGACGGTAAATTGATCGGCCGCCGCACCAAACGCCTAGGTTTCACAGTCGCTTAACTGCCGCCGCCCGGCCCGAAGATCAGCTTTTGATCGACGATTTCCTGTGCCCTTAAATGCCAGAATCGGTCTGGAATCCCATTTCTGAGACGAGTTCGCTCCAGACTGCTTCCTCCAGCGGTGAGTCAAGTAAACCATCGGTTCCTCGGCGGTGGAGCCCACGTCGCCCATTCTCGGGCGCTCCGTTGAACCTGCCCTTCGCTTCATCCATGGTGCTTGGCTCTTAGATGGCGATATTGCGAGTTTGGCCGCACCGTTGTCGCGCTCTACGCGATCGATGCAGACGGTCTCGTGCTGGGAGGCCCCGTGCTTGTTCTAAACATCGACCTTAGCGCGACGACGCGCCTGCGAGCGACATTCAAGAGTTACGCGCGGGATGGAGGGCAAGCGGATCGCGATCTCCGACTGGCTTTTCATCGGGAGACTTCGAGGCCTGCTTGGCGGAGAAGCCACTTATGCGTGGTTGGAAACGCGATCGCACCGCCAACTTTGTCCACCCGCGCCTGCATCGGCTCGGTCGGATGAGGTCCAAAGCCCGAGCGCTGCTACTTGTCGAGCCAGACGTCTTCCATGCGCGCGCCATTGGCGATGCTGTTGACCATTATCGTCAGACCCTTCACATAAGGCTGCCAGCAGGTCGCGCGGCGATCGTAAAAGATGATCGGTCGGGCGCCGTCCTCCGCCAGTTTCCTCTCGATCTCCCACACTAACTTCTTGCGCCTTTCCTGGTCGGCCTCGATGGATTGGCGATCGATCAGCTTGTCCACCTCGGGATTGCAGTAACCGTTATAGTTCAGCTCGCCGCCGCACCCGTAATTCAGGTAGAGGTTATTGTCGGGGTCGGGCCCGC